TTTGAAGTCCACACTGAAAAGTTATCACTACAAAGAATTCAGGAATTGTTAGTAAGTCTCACCGCTAACTAATACTAATGTCTAAATTTACCAAGCGTGAATTAGAGATTATGGTCTCAGCCCTTGCATTAGACAAGGGTTTAGACTTCCTTACTGGGGGTAAACTAAACAAATACTCCAGGAAAGCAGCTATCAAAATAGTTAAAACAACTTTACCACTTGCACTAAGAGCTACTACAAGCGTTGGTGGTAGTGCGGTTAGAGCAGCTATACCATTAGCAACCAACCCATATTTGGCAGGGGCAGCGTTGGGTTATGGCGCTTTACAGACAGATCCTGGACAACAATTACTGGAGGCAGCAGGTGAAAGAGGCAGAATGGATCGTATTAGATTTGAACAAGCTTTAACAGATTTAGAAGTCGGGGTGGGAAAAGTGAAGTCTAAAACTAAAAGTAAGTTTAATTCAGCGGTATCAAAAGGTATGAAAGCGGTTAAGAATAGCGTTTCATACGGTAAAAAGGGCGTTATAAGCGCTCCAAAGAAAGCATTCAAAGCAGTAGTAGGCACAGCAGCCAAATTAAACAAAGCTAAAAAGAGCGGATTGAAGTTACCAAAGAGACCAAAAACAGGTATACAAAAAATCATATACAACAGTATGATAGGACTATTTAGATGAACAAAGAATTTGTAATGAGAGGACAGACAGCACATGGCCTAACTGAAGTATTGAACTTTAGTGGCTATAAACCAGGGTATGCATATAGATTAGTAGAGTTTAAAATATATCCTAGCACTAGTATAGGTGCACAACATTATGAAATGACTGCGTCTATAACAGCGGGTAAAACTGCGTTAGATCCAGATAATCCAAATTTTAATAATGAGGGATTAATTGCAAGTGCCGTAATTGGTGATAACGCCGGTGAGGCATATCCTCATAGTGAATCTTATGTAATTAATGATACATTTTTAATTACACAGAATCTATTACTCCTGGTTAAAAATGCTAATGGAGATCCAGTTAACTGGCAATGTAGATTCGTTGCTGAGAAAATGAGTGGACCAGAAGAAGCAGTGGCTAATTACAAACAATATTCAATTAGCGATGAGTAAGATCTACCACATAGCTTTAGATCTAGATTATGTGTTAATTGAAAAGATAGTAATGCGAGCTGTTCTGGCTGTAGTTAGTTATAATTGCGTTTTAAACTAAATAGCGACAGATTCCACAATACCCAGTAATTTTTCTACTAGGTGGGTTTCTTATTGTCTTATCGCACCGTTTGCAGTTAGTAGAAGGCATCTTTAGACATTCCAATCAGTGCAATCACATTGACCATTCCAATATTTGCAATAAATACAGATCCAAGTGATTTGCATTTGTTTACCGCTCATGAATCCTTCTAGTAGCTTCATTCTTCCAAGTATCACAATCATAACACTTAGCTTCTCTAGGGTGTTTTAAGTTCCCCAGAACACCGATATTGGGGCATTTACACCTCCAGTGTATAGATTTAAACGCTCTAACGTCTTCATACATAAATGCACGGACTTTATTTTGCCACGATGCACTATGATGACGCTTAAACCATTGGAAGGTTGGATCCTCTGTCCATTTAATTATTTTCATATCAGCATCAGTTACTGCATATTCTTTCACATAGAAAGATATTTTCTTATATCTTTCATGTTCCCCATAGGGATTCGGCTTCCGACCACTCTTTCCTTTGACTCCTGCCATATTAATCAACGTTACAACATAATGTATCTATATAATACTAACTATATTAAATACTAGTAATAATAATAATCCGGATTAGATAGAGTCATTTTACTGTAGGGTTATGAACTTTAAGTAGTCAACCTCAGGTTGTATAGTATGGCACGAAGCGACACGTTCTTTTTGAGAACCACATTAACCAGCTCAGGGACAGACTATGTTTCTGATAACATTGATGTCTCGGCTTATACCGCACCAAATATGGGCAAGGTCTTAGTTGTAGATAAAGCATTTATTACATTCGAAACTGATAACGGAGGCGGTGTTAAAGCATCCGATATTGACTCAGTTATAGGATTTAGAACTATGACAGCTCAAGCATGTTCCGAAAAACAGACCGCTTTAGTCAGTCTAGCGGACAATTCTGTCTTCTGTAAAGAAACAATATACGGTTCTAATACCGTATTAGAATCAAGCGGAGCCGGTGTTATGGGCTTAATTAACTTTACAAGTGCACTAAATCCAGCTAATTTTATGGGCGGTTTTATCATTCCGACCGATGCGATCCACTGTGGAATAGACACACAAGTCGCTTGGACTGCTGAGCTTAAGGTTGGCTTTATGTTTGAAGTCCACACTGAAAAGTTATCACTACAAAGAATTCAGGAATTGTTAGTAAGTCTCACCGCTAACTAATACTAATGTCTAAATTTACCAAGCGTGAATT